GAATTGATGAAGTCACAAGAGAACCCCTTCACAAGTGCCTTACACTTCTCTCCTATCAAATAGAGAAAGAGAAAGTTGAGAATGCCCAACTAAATAAAACACTAAGAAGATAATGGAAGAAGTAAAAGACGCTTTAAACAAATTTGCTAAGGGGGTTGTTATGCAGTCTCGCAAGAACCTCACTACAGGTAGACACAAAGCGTCTGGAGCATTGCACCGTTCAATTGATTACGAACTAAACGTTTCAAAGAATTCGTTTTCTATTGCCTTTTTAATGGAGGAATACGGACAGTATCAAGATAAAGGGGTAAGGGGTAAGCGATCAAGCCAACGCGCACCAAAATCACCATTTAGATTTGGAAGCGGCACAGGTAAAAAGGGTGGATTAACTCGCGGTATAGATAAATGGGTGCGGCAAAAGAATATCCAGTTCAAGGATAAACGAAGCGGACGGTTTTTATCGTATAAGAGTACCGCCTTTTTAATTAGTCGAAGTATTTACAATAAGGGAATTAAGCCTTCTATGTTCTTTACTAAACCATTTGAGAACGCATTCAAACGACTGCCAGACGAAGTGATTGAGAAGTTCGGTTTGGAGGTTGACGATTTTATGAAACACGCATTAAAAAACTTTAAATAATGGCACAAATAGTAAAGGTACGAAGCCCGTACATAGTTGAAATATTAGGAACGATCAACGATACAACAACCGTTGAAATATTCTTATGGAATGATCCTGCAAGCGTTCCAGTTAATCCTCAGTACACATTATCTAAGCCAATTAATTCCTCAGTGGTAACGCAAGCGAGTTACGATGTTGCGCCGTACATTCGCGAGTATATTACTCACACGGTTTACACAGAGATAAACGCGGACACAGCAGCACCCGTTGGTGAGTATTGTTATTGTAATATCAAGAGTTACAAAAACGGAGTACTTCAAACGGGTGGAGGAAGTTACACAGAAGAGTTGATTTGCTTCGATGGTTTCGGCTACTTTGCGGATGGACAAAACCCAGCACAAGAAAACGCAATGCTTACCGAGGGGACTTACTACGTTGAAAACTCAGGAAATACGGGTGGACTTTATTACACTACAGAACCGAGCGGAACATGGCAGGCTAAATGGACAGGACTCGAAAGCGGTGCGACTTCGATAATTACCATATCTAATACGGTCGGCTACGTTCCATACATTCCAACGGCTTTCAAATGGGAAAAGACAAAGCTAGAAATACTAGAATCAAGTGTTGTTCAATATACTTACACTTTTATCCCTATTTGTGAACCTAAATACACAACGATTAACTGTGATTTCGTTAACAAGTTTGGAGCATGGCAAAGGTTGGTTTTCTTCAAGGTTTCAAAGGATAACATTCAAGTAGACAACACCGAGTTTAATTTAATGTCGGACGATACGGATTACAGTTTAACCCAAAACAGAAGAGCAACATTTAATGTGAACGGTCAAGAGTCAATTACTTGCAATACGGGGTTTGTTCCTGAGACTTACAAAGAAGTTATAAGGGAATTAATGATGAGTGAAATTATACGCATCGACAATAAGCCAGCAAACATAAATACAAAAAGCACCGAACTATTCAAGAATATAAATAGTAATAATATCAATTACGAATTAACGTTTAACTACGCTTACCAAACTCGAAACTACATTGTATAATGAAATTTGAATTACAGATATACGCGAAGGACGGTACAGATTTTGTTTTGCTCGATCAGTTTAACGATGAAACAGTTCAGATCCGTTCAAGCGTTCAAGACATTGCAGACATATCGAAAGTTTACACAGACTTCTCGCAGTCGTTTACAATTCCAGCAAGCAAGGTTAATAACCAAGTATTTTCTTATTACTATAATAATGATTTGGATGAATTCAACGCGAATGTAAGAATCGATGCAAGGCTTGAAATTAATCGTACATCATTTAGACGCGGACAAATTCAACTTGAAAGCGCGGAGATTAAAAGCGGAGAAGTTGAATCGTATAAAATTACTTTCTACGGTGACTTTGTAACGCTTAAAGATTTGATAGGTAACGACAAATTGAAAGATTTAGACTACTCTAGTTTGACAACAGTACACGATGGAGCAACAGTTCAAACAAGCATAACAAGCACCTCAGATTTAGATGTTCGGTTTCCTTTAATATCAAGCGAGCGAGTTTGGAGCTATAGCGGAGGTGCGTCTACAGACATAACACAAGCCGCTTACGCTTTGGAATGGACTGAATTATTTCCTGCGTTGAAAGATGCTAAGATATTGGAGTTCATCGAAAACAAATACGGCGTTACTTTTACTGGAAACTTTCTAACCAATAAACGTTTTACCAACTCTTTTACATGGTGGAAGAATAGAGAAACAACGGATTTTACTTCACAGCCTTTAGACCTTACCTTTGACTTTTCAGGAATTGCGGATAGTAGTAGCCCTAACTATGCACACTTGGACACTGCAAATCAATTAGATATAGTTGGATACGATCCTTATACATATCCGTTCAGTAACACAATAGACTACGGAGGTAGTGGAGGGCTTATTGTAAGAATACAAGTCACAAACTTATCAAACTCTAGTCCTTATTACATTGACATTTACAAAAATGGAGTTTTATACAATTCCTTTTCTCCACCAGTAGTAGGCAACTTTGTTCTTGTTACAAACGAACAATTTTTCACAAGTGGATGGTCAGCTTTAAATGATACTTATACTTTTAAAGTAAGAACAACGGGCGCAGCTTCATTTGATTACACTATACATTATCTATTTCAGATACAATACTATGAAGATCAAGTCTTTCCAAACCCTTCTATATTACATACGGACACGGAAAACTATCAAGTAACAGGATCGGGAACAACCGTTAGCGCATTTGATTTTAATTCAACAGCACCAGACATGACGGTAGCGGATTGGTTAAGCGGAACGTTTAAGGAATTCAATTTAACTTGCTATCCAACAGAAACAGAGCTAGAGTATCAAATCGAACCACTAGAAGAATGGTATAATTCTGGCGAGGATAGAGACATAACGCCTTACGTCATTACAGATAGTATTGAAGTTGAACGCCCTAAATTATACAACGAAATCAACTTTAAATTCCAAGAAAGCAAGTCATTAATAAATGAAGCGTATAAGGAAATAAACGGCAAAGATTATGGAAGTCTTTCCGAAACTTTTCCGCAATACGATGGGAGCAAGTACGAAATAAAACTACCCTTTGAAACGCTCCTATTCTCAAACATAGACAGCACGAATGGAAACTTACAAGTAGGTTACTGTTTAACGAAAGCACCAGATTACAAGCCATACGTGCCAAAACCTATTAAACTATACTTGCAGGACAATTTAACTCCTGTCTCGTTTATATTCGACAACGGAACAACAACACCAACGCTCACAAATTATCTACCCTTCGGTCAGGAGGTCGCTTATAACAACCAAGATTATACGATGAACTTCGGGAGCGAGTTTAGCACCTTAGACAATACGCCAAAAGAAAAGAGCCTTTACGATGTCTATTATAAACCGTACTTAATAAACCTATTCAGAAGCAAAACACGAATAGTAAAATGCAGCGCAAAGTTTCCGATAAGTTTGATTACAAAATTAGAGTTGAACGATGCTTTAATTATCCGAGATAAGAAGTACAGAATAAATGAGATCAACACCAATTTGTCAACTGGTGAGGTTAAACTGGTTTTAATTTCAGATTTCATAACAGGCAGAATAAAATTCACTGGCAACATCAGCGGAGTTATTAACGCTTCTGGAGGTGTTATCGTAGTTCCAATTAAACCACCAAAAGGAGGAACAATTGATATATCACTAAGCGAAGGAACAGGATTCACTACTTCTAATCCGACAGTTCCAGCGACAGGAGAAACGGAAAAGAATTGGACTTTAACAGCAGGAGCGAACGCAACAGGAGCGGATAGGTCGGACATTTACGAATACATAATAAAAGACGAAAACGGCGAAACGGTTTCTACTGAGCGAATAGTTGTAACCCAAGAGGGAAGCAGCGACTTCTTATTGAACGAGGGCGGCGGTTATATACTCACAGAGGACTTATTTAGAATAAAATTATGATAGGATTAGTATTTGAAATGCTTCATTTAAGCGAGCATTTAGCGCAAAGCGAACGGATAGAAATAGCAAAAGGGAAGAACGAGTTAACAAACACTTGGGCAGATACTATAAAACAAATTAAACGTAAAAAAGCATGGCAGAAGAAAAAGTAATTAAATTAAATGTTGAGACTTCGGCGGCTGCGCAAGCGTTAAAAAAGTTCGGTGGCACGTTGGAAGATGTTTATGAGGAAGGCGTACAGCCGTTAAATTTTGCTATTGGTGAACTAGAAGACAGGCTCTATGAAATGGCAGCCGCGGGGGAGTCTGGTACTCCAAAATTCGCCGCTATGGCGAAGGAAGTCGGTCGGATGAAAAAAGTCATTCTCGAAACTGATCTGGCTGTCGATGGATTCGCGGAGGGTATTGGCGTTAATCTTGGTGGTGCTATTCAAGGAATGTCGGGTGGCTTTACACTTGCACAGGGCGTTATGGGTGCGTTCGGTGCAAACAGTGAGGCACTAGAAGAAACACTTTTAAAGGTGCAAAGTGCAATGGCTATCACGGACGGTATTCAATCGGTGCGTGAGGGGATAAAGTCTTTTAAAGCATTGAAGGTTGCCGCAATGTCGAATGTAATTGTACAGAAGATATTGAACGTGGTAATGTCAATGAATCCAATAGGGTTAATTGTCGTGGCTGTTGCTGCGTTGGGTGCTGCTATATACGCTTTATGGGGTCCGATCAAACAGCTACTCCAGTTCTTTGGTATAATGGAAGATAACGCTATTGATGTTGAGAAAGCAAATAAGAAGTTAACAGCAGAATACGAAAGGCAATTGAAAGCAATGAAAGCCATTCGAAAGCAAGCTGAATCCGACTACGACTTTACAATGAAACTTCTGGAACGGAAACACAAGCGAGTTTTAGAAGCAATGGAAGAAGAAGGCGCAAGCTCAGAAGAACTTTCAAAGAAACGTAGAGAACAAGAAAATGAAACTTTTAAAGCTGAACAAAAGAGACTAGCAGAAACGCAAGCTGAAAGAGAAAAGGAGCTAGAATTAAATAAAAAAACAATTGCAAAACGAAAAAAACTTTACGACGAAGCATTAAAGCAAGAAAAATTTGAAGAAGCAAAATCTTACCGTGAACAAAATGAGGCTTTAAGGGAAAACAACAGGAGTCTTATATTCGAGATTAAAAACCATTTTAAAGATGTGGTTAATCTTACAGAAGATCACGTTGATAATATTGATGAGATTAATGACAACCAAGCAGCAGACGAAGCAGCTCGTCAAAGAGAATCACTAGACAGGTATAAGGAATACTTGCAAAACAAACTTGATGCTGCTAAACAAATCGAAGACTTGCAAGACGATCTTATTGAGGACAAAGACAAGCAACGACTTGAAAAACGCCGCCGTGAATTTGAGCGTACCCTAGCAGACGAAAAAGAAAACACACGCAACAAGGAGCAACTTCTACAAATCGAAAATCTTTTAACCGAGCAATACAATAGAGATCGAGCGGATATTATTAAAGAAATTGAAACGAAGACGCAAGAAGAAATGCTGCCTATTCGAGATATTGGCGCAGAGTCTCATATTGAAACTGAAATACAAAAAACCTTAGCTTCTGAAAAATACGCTGAACAAAGAGCAAATGCAGAGCGTAAAATGCTTGATATTGATGCGGAGGTGATGAATGCTAAGTTGCAAATGACGAGCGATGTGTTTGGAGCGATTAACGACCTAGTTCAAGCCTTCGCTAAGGATGATGAAAAAAGCGCACGTAGAGCGTTTAACATAAATAAAGGTGTAGGAATTGCACAGGCTGTTATTAGTACGGCACAGGGTATTATAAACGCATACGCAAACCCTGTGGACGTAGCTAGTGGGGTGGCTTTTGCAAAGTCAGGAATAATTGCAGCAACGGGTGCGGCACAAATTGCCACTATTGCAAAGACTAAGTTTCAAGGCGGAAGCGGTGGAGGTGGCGGTTCGGCAGGATCGGTTGGTTCTGTTCCATCAGCATCGGCTGCACAACCAACGTTCAATGTAGTTGGAAACACTGGAATAAACCAATTAGCGCAAAGTCTAGGACAACAAGGACAGCAACCTATTCAAACATACGTAGTTGCTGGTAATGTGACGAGCGCACAAAGTTTGGAGCGGAACAAAATCCAGAACGCGAGCTTATAAAATACGACAAAATAACAAATTAAAGGTTAAAATAACATGAGCAAGATACAAGAAATCGAACTATTCATTGAAGATGAGAACGAAGACGGGGTTTTCGCTATCTCGTTAGTTGACAAACCAGCAATAGAAGAAAACTTCATTGCACTATCCAAAGAAAACGGAATTGAGTTAAAAGTAGCAGACGAAGAAAGACGTATTGCAGTTGGATACGCGCTTATTCCTGATAAGCGTATTTACCGAAAGATGCAACCTAAAGGATTTGATGAGCCTGTAGAGTTTAACATCTATTTCACGGCTAAAACGATCTCAAAGACGCAAGAACTTTACATGAAGAACTTGAACAATAACAACGTTACGAGCGACCACGAAAGACCCGTTAAAAATTGCACCGTTATTGAATCATGGATAACAGAAGATACTAAGCACGATAAAATTAACCTATTCGATATTAAACCCATTCTTGGCGGCTGGGCAGTTATGATGAAAATCAACAACGAGGACGAATGGAAGGAGATAAAAGAAGGTAACTATAAAGGCTTCTCAATCGAGGGAATGTACAAAGGTTTTGAGAATCTAAAGATGGAGGAACAAAAACCACTAACGGAAGATGAAAAAATTAAACAAATCATAAAAATTTTAGAAGATGGCAATAACAAATAATGGAGTAGTAAACTCATTACCAGCAGACCTTTTACCAAGCGGATATACGCGCCCAACGGTTACAACTTTCACGGATTGGGAGTATAAAAGAGAGTTAACACTTTCAGTTGCAAAGGCAACAGTAGAGAACGCAACTAAAGCTACAACGATGGCAAATATCATAGGTAACGCTTCAATTGGAATCACAAAACAAATTGACGACATTCTAGCGGCAGACTTTGATGCTACAGACACGGTAACGGCATATGTAGACTGGTATAAACTAGAGACAAATATTCCCGTTAACACATCAAACGATTTACTAAACGATACGGCTGTCAGTTATGTTTGTTCGGTTCGTTTATATGTTAAAGTAGCGTAGTATGCCTAGTGGAGATTTACCTTCTTATGTAGTATACAAGGACGTTACGTCTATAGATGGTACTGAGTCTATTTACCTAGATAGTTCTGCTGATAATATTGCTAGAAAAATATCTTTAACAAATTTCAAGCAAAGTATTGTCGGCTTAGATAATAGAATAGTAGTAACACAAGCGAATAAAGAGACTACATTAGGTGGTGTTATAGATTCTACTAAAGAATATTTCTTGGATGGCGTTATTGATATGGGCAGTACACAAATAACTGTACCTGTTGGTGGTATGACTATCAAAGGTTATTCTTTTGACATTAGTGGCTTAGTATCTTCTGCTGATAACTATACTATGTTTGTGTCTGAATCTATTGACATAGGTAGTGGTAATATATTAGGTGCTGATTATTACATCTCAGTTACAGGAGCGAATTCTAAGGTTTATGAAATTTATGATGCGACTGGCTTTAATGCTTTTGAATTTGCAAGAATAAACTATATTGATTGCACATCTTTAGGTGACATATACGATTATAGACAAGGCTTAGAAGATGGAACTGGTCGTTTTGGTGGTTCACCGTCTTTAACGCTTCATGGTCTTTGGCGAGGTGGTTACAGAATCACTACAAGCATCGTCAGAGGTTTAGCTGGTACAATGACAGCACCACTATTTAAGGAAGGTACTTTATTTCAAATGAACTCCAGATTCTTGACAGACATAAATTGTGACTTGCCAACGTTAGCTGCATTTTGTGATTTTAATGCTGCCAACTTCCCTAACCCTTCAACAATACAAATTAAAAACGCAATATTCACACGTGATGGAGGTTCTAATGCTGAGGATAGTAATATATTTTCTAATCTAAATGCGTCAGATTTGCCTTGTGATTGGGATCAAAATAATGGTTTGCCAAACACTTTTGTAGGTGGAACTACTGTATTTGCTTTAGAAGCTGCAACAGTAATAAACACACAATCAGTTTTTGAATATGCAAATGCGGCTGGTTTTTTAGGTCAAGAATTACAGCACTTCGAGATGACATCCCAAGGTTATCTAAGACATTTGGGTAATAATCCAAGAGAATTTGAACTATCAGTATCTCTAAATATAGAGGGAAATCAAAATAGTGAATGTGCAATTATTTTTGAAAAATATGATGCATCAACAGCAACTGCATCCGATTTAGGCTACACACTGCAAGAAAGACAAATTAATAATTTTGTTGGTGGTCGTGATATTGCTTTCTTTTTCAATTTAGTAGGCGTGACATTAGACCAAAACGATGAGTTGAGATTAAAAATATCTAATACTACTGGTACACAAAACTTAACGGTTGAAGCTTTAAGCTTCTTTAGGCTACAAGAAAGATAATGAAAAGTAAACACAATAGATATGGCAAAGAAGAAAAAAGGTAAGTACGCGCCGAAATTAACAGCGGAGGAATACAAAAAGCTAACAGGTCAAGGACTTGGAAGTTTATATAATGGACATATTGGAAATGTAACAAACGTTCCTCGATAATTTAAAAAATACAACAGAATAAACAATAAATAGTTAAATAAGTATGAAAACAGAATTAACAAAATTGGATCAAATAAAAAAGCTGGTTGGTATGAATATCGACTTAGCGGAAATGAAACTTGACGATGGTGTAACAGTTATCGAAGCAGAAGTATTCGAAGCGGGGCAGGAAGTGTTTGTTAAAGCCGAAGACGGTCAATCAATCGCTTTGCCAGTTGGCGAATACGGAATGGAAGACGGGATGGTTTTAGTTGTGACGGAAGAGGGAATCATCGGAGAGATTCGTGAGCCACAAGCGGAGGACGAGCAACCAGAGGACGAGCAACCAGTAGCAGCGGCAGACAAACCAACAGAAACGCCAGTAGCTAAAAAAGTAGTCGAATCAGTAAGTAAAGAAACTTACTTTTCAGCGGAAGAAAAACACGCTTTAATTGCACGAATTGACGCATTGGAGGCGAAACTTTCTGAGCAAGTGAAAGAAGAAAAGGAGGTTGTTGATTTGAAAGAAGAAATAGCAAAGCCAATCGTTCATAATCCAGAGAACAGAACAGAAGTAAAAATCACAAAACTTGCAGCGAATCGCAAAGGTGAAACGGTTGCAGATCGAGTAAGAAACACACTATTTAATTAATATTTAAAATAAAAACAATGGCAACTACAACAAGTATTACAACTACATACGCTGGCGAGGAAGCTGGTAAGTATGCGAGCGCGGCACTTTTAAGCGGCAACACACTTTCTAATGGATTAATTGAAATCAAACCAAACATTAAGTACAAGCAAGTATTGAAGCGTTTGTCAACAAGCGACATCTTGAAAGATGGTTCTTGCGACTTCGACCCTTCAGGAACAATCACTTTGACTGAGCGCGTTATCGAGCCGCTTCCATACAAGGTGAACTTGCAATTATGTAAAGAAGATTTCCGTTCAGACTGGGAAGCGGAATCAATGGGCTTTTCTGCACATGACCAACTCCCTCCACGTTTCGCTGATTACTTGCTAGCTTATGTGGCATCAAAAGTAGCAGCAAAAACAGAAACAAACATCTGGAGCGGTGTCGCAGCAAATGATGGAGAGTTTGATGGTTTCGAGACTATCCTTACAAACCAACCATTGCAACCAGCAGCACAAGAGGTTGCAGGAACTACAGTAACAGCATTAAACGTTGTAGCAGAATTGGGTAAAATCGTAGATGCTATTCCAAATGCTTTGTTTAAAGACGATTTAGCTATTTATGTTCCTATCTCAATGTATCGTTTGTACATTCGCGCACAAGCTGCACTTGGATTCGTTGACCGTTTCAATAACCAAGAAATGGGAGACGTTATGTTCGACGGTATTCCTTTGAAAGTTGCAACAGGAATGAGTGATAACGTTGCTATCTGTACTTACAAAGATAACTTGTATTTCGGTACTGGTATTCTTTCAGACCACACAGAAGTAAAAGTTTTGGACATGGCAGATATCGACCTTTCAGATAACGTTCGTATCGCTATGAAACTTACAGCAGCGGTTCAAATTGCTAACCCAGAAGACGTAGTTACATACGGAATTACAAACACTGGAAACTAAGAATTGACGAATTAACGTTAACGGGGGTGGGTATTACGCCCGCCCCTTTTTATTAACTACAAAAATTTAAAAAAATGGCATGTGATATTACAGCAGCTAGAAATGAAGTCTGCAAAGATAGCGTTGGGGGTTTAAAAAACATCTACTTTATCAACTACGATGATGCGCCTTACTCAGACGTAGTATTTGACTCGACAAACACGGACGTTGTCGAAACAATTAACGGTACACCTTCGACGGTTAACGCTTATAAGTACGAGTTACAAAGCGATGAGAACACGTTTGAGGAAACAATTAACTCATCCCGCGAGAATGGTACTACATTCTTTGAGGGTGCTTTAAATGTTTCTTTGAAGAAATTGGATTTAGCAACGCACAAACAAGTGAAATTGTTAGCATTCAACCGTCCTCACATTGTATTAGAAGACCGTAACGGAAACTTTATGTACATGGGCGCAGAGCACGGTTGTGAATTGACAGGCGGAACGATTGCAACAGGCGGCGCAATGGGTGACAAGTCAGGGTATATGCTAACCTTCACTTCTAAAGAAGTAATCCCGACACCGTTTATGGAAGCAACAAACGAAGCGGGTCTTGCAACAGCGGGTCTTGCGGTTGTTACTGCATAATTAGCGAATAACTTACTGAAATTAAAGGCATCCTTTCGAGGGTGCTTTTTTTTGCTTTTAAAACAAAATACACCTATTTCGGTTAATTAAGTATGATAGTATTACAGGAAATAGGAACAGCGCAAGATTTTAAGGTAATACCGCGCGCATACTTAGCGGATCGAATGGAAATAACAGGAGAAACAACACGAACAACTGTATCGTATGATATTACGGCAACCGTTGACGGTTACTATTTAACGTGGTCTAATATCGTAACACTAAAAGAGAACAACTTCTACACGCTTACGGTTTACAATGGTGCGGACATCGTTTACAAGGATAAGATATTTTGCACGAATCAATCGGTAAGTAATTTCTCAGTAAACAACAACGAGTTCACAACGGTTTCAAGTAGCAACGAATATATAACACTATAATGAGTGAAGAAATAGATAGCGTCTTTGTCGTAAACTTAGCAGAATACGAAAGCCCAACGATACAGGAGACAAGGAAAGGCGATTGGATCGAGTACGGAGAGGACAACGATTATTATAATTGGCTCATTCAACGATACCACAAAAGCCCAACGAATAACGCCGTGATCAATAACATGTCACGTTTGATCTACGGGCGCGGTTTAAGCGCGTTAAACGCATCGAGAAAGCCACAACAGTACGCAGCAATGAAAGCGTTGTTTAGTAGCGAAGTAATGCGCGCAACTTGTCAAGGTACAAAGATGCTAGGCGACCACTATTTGCAATGTATCTACAACAAAGCGCATACTAAAATTGAAAAGGTACATTTTATCACAGCAAACTTAGTGCGTCCAGCCAAATGTAATAAAGATGGCGAAATTGATACTTACTACTATTCGGACAATTGGGCAGACGTTAAGAAGTTTCCACCAACGGCAATCCCCGCCTTTGGCACTTCTAAAAAAGAAATCGAGTTGCTACGTATTATGCCGTTTTCAGTTGGGTTTAAATATTTCGCACCCGTTGATTATCAGGGTTGCCTACCTTATACGATCTTAGAAGAGGAAATTGCAGACTATTTGATCAATGAAGTTCAAAACCATTTCAGTGGAAGTAAGGTTGTGAACTTTAACAACGGCGAAGCGGCAACGGATGAGCAAAGAAAGCAATTAAGCAACAGGGTACAGAATAAACTAACAGGAAGTCAGGGGCAGAAAGTTATTGTGTCATTCAATAGCAACGTCGAAAACCGCACAACAGTTGAGGACATTCCTTTAAATGACGCTCCAGATCATTATGAATTCCTTTCTAAAGAATCGAAACAAAAGATTTTGATAGGACATAACGTCACTTCGCCTATGTTGGTTGGTGTCGTTACAGATAACCAAGGTTTTTCGAGCAATGCGGATGAGATCGACGTAGCGGCTAAGTACTTTTACAACACTTCAATCAAACCTTTTCAAGATTTAATCATTGAAGCGGTGGATAAGATTTTATCATTTAATGGTGTTACGGGCTTAGACATCTATTTCAAGCGTTTAAACTTACTTGATTCAGTTGAGGAAGAACACCAAGCGCAGGAGGAAAGTGTTGGGTTTTCTTTGAGTTCACACTTACAAGATTTTATTGATGAATTCGGCGAAGACGAAAGCGATGATTGGGATTTGATCGACTTCAGAGAAGTTGACTATGAGGTAGACGAAGATTTGGATGCGCAAATTGCTGAATACGAAAAAGAGTTAACTAGCAAAAAAGAATCTTTGCTTAGTAAGATTTATCGGTTCGCTACAGGAACAGCTAGACCGAACTCTGAAAGCGAACAAGATCGAGAAATAGACGGTTTTTATTTTAAGGTGCGTTATAAGTACGTAGGCAACGAAGCGCCAGAACGCGACTTTTGTCGTCAAATGATGCGAGCTAATAAAATATATCGTAAGGAGGATATTTTACGAATGGAAGCGCAAGGTATAAACAAGAGCCACGGACACAACGGAGAGCCTTATTCTATATGGTTATACAAAGGCGGTGTTTCATGTCATCACAAGTGGGAGCGTAGAACGTATGTAAGCACCTCAAAGAATGCTTCGATAGGTTCGCCTAAGACTAGAGAGATAGACCAAATGAAAGCAGCAGGCTTTGGATATGTAGTTAAGAATCCTTCCGATGTTGGACGTATGCCAAAAGATATGGAAGACCAAGGACACCACCCAGATTACAGAAAATAATGGCAAAAGCACTATTAATAACTAGAGCGGACATCGTAAAGAAAACCGCGTTGAATGGTAACGTTGATACAGACGAATTTATTCAGTTTGTGGAAATCGCGCAGGACATCCATTTGCAGAATTATCTTGGTACGGACTTACTCGAAAAGATTCAAGGGTTAATTGTGGCGGGAACTATTGAAGATATTGGAAACGTTTTATACAAAACGCTACTTAACGACTATATCAAGGATATGTTGATACATTGGTCTTTATATGAGTACTTACCATGGGCGGCGTATACAATCGCGAATAAGGGCGTTTATAAGCATCTAAGCGAAAATGCACAAGTTGCGGATAAAAACGAAATTGACTATTTGCAAGAGAAACAAAAGACGTTCGCTAACAATTACACGGAGCGATTCATTCAATACATGAGCATTCACGCTGGCAGCGACTTTCCAGAATATTACAGCAACACCAACGAAGATGTAAGCCCCGACAAATTAACAAATATCACAGGATGGGAAATATAAGAACGTACAAACCTAAGAAGGAAAACGAGATTAAATTACTAACCTATTTAAAAAAGATTAAACATGGCGGACACAAAAATAAGTGATTTAACGGTAGCGGGTGCCAATATTGGAACGGAGATTGTGCCAGTAGTACAAGGTGGATCAACAAAAAGAACAACTACTCAATTTATATCAGATTTAGGAAGTAGTTCAGGATTGATAGGAACGTACACTTTCGGCGGTGGAGGTTCTGGAGATATAGCTTCCATGACGTTTAACAATGGTTATCTAACAGCAGTAACATTAGTACCATAAATGCAAGCATATTACAACATACTAACAAACCTAAAAGCGAAACTCGAAGCAGACGAGTTCGTAAATACGGTGACGCAAGGCGATATTTTCGACATTGACTTAACTAAACAAACGATATTCCCTTTAGCGCATATCATTGTAAACGACGTAACCAAGGTAAAAAATATTTTACAGTTCAATGTTACTGTGATGTGTATGGATATCGTTGATTTGTCCAAAGATGAAACGACGGATATTTTCTTAGGTAACGACAACGAACAGGATGTACTTAATACACAGCTTGCGGTTGGTCTTAGGTTAGTCGAGTTATTGGAAAATGGAAGCGGCAACACGCAGTTTATGATGCGTGGCGAACCTACTTTTGAGGGGTTTACAGAACGTTTTGAGAACAACATAGCTGGATGGGCAGTAACGTTTGATATTCACGTCCCTAATACAATGACATCGTGTGATGATACGGCAACGGGAGTAGTTTGTTATCCTGCTAATTATACCGTAGAATACGCAAATGGAACTTTGATTGAAAGTGGAACGATTCCAAGCGGAGGAACTAAAACGGTAACCGTTCCGAATTGTCCAGATATAGAAGATGCAACATGGACGCTTAGAGACGAAAGCGGTACAACTATAAGCACTGGAACAATAGCAAGCGGAGGCACTGCGAATATAACAGCACCGAGCGCGAATATTCAGAACAGTGACGGCACGTATAACGTGGACGTGGTTTCAGATGGTTCGTTAGTACTTCCAAACTCTGACGTAATTATAAACGACAACAATGAAGGTAGCATTGTAAGTATTACAGATGTAGACATTAACCTCACAGACAGCGGTGGCACTGTAACGCCTGACAGCGTGACGATAACAGGCAACACGGTTGCTATTGTATTGCCTGACGCGGTTGCTTCGGTTGTTGGTGCTAAAATATTAAAGACAGGGCAAACGACATCCTATGCGACAGGAGATGACGGAGATTTACAAGAGGGTAGAGACGTTGATTTTTTTACCTTAAACTACGCAAACCCGTTCGGCAACACCAATAGATTCACGGATGAATTAGGTGGATCGGCATATATAAATAATATCGTAATAGATTGGAGTACTTATGATGGAAGTACTGTTTTGGGGTATTATAGAACAGCGGGGGGTGCGGACATCTGGTCTGACGCTGTAGCTAACGCAGCAGCAACTTCAGTAGGAACTTTTACTTCTGGCTGGAGACTAACCAACATGAACGAACTTCATAACCTAGCTAAAATTAATTCCGGAGCCATAAGTGGACAAGGTAGGGCGTTTAATTGGTCACCAATCAATCAAGGAAACTCTAACACAAGGTACTGGACAAGTTCAACGCTAGACCAATACACCAATCAACCCTACTATTTTTCAAATTCTTTTGGCGGCGGTGGTATTTCAGCAACACAATCATATGCATGGATAGCTTGCCGAACATTCACAGTAACAGGAACAACTTTAACTTAATAACAATGGCAACTTATAAATTTGAACAATTTAATACTGAGATCGTAAACCCTAAAATTACGGTTGATTTAAACGCTATACAGGTACACGCGGAAAGAAGCACCATATCTTTAGTAGT